TATCGGGAAGCGTATGCTGTTCGGCCCCTGACAACTCAGGAGAGCATCCACTCATCAGCGTCTAGGCTAATGGCTGACGTTAAGGTATCAGCAAGGGTGCGACATCTAATAGGGCTTAGAGAGCAGGCTGTGGTTGCCTCAGCGGTCACGGATAGAGAACGAGTCCTGAGCAAGTTGCGCGGTTGGATGGATAATGCTGAGCCGACAGATTCGGTGAGACTAAGGGCGGCCGAACTTTTGGGCAAGTCTGCAAACCTCTTCGCCACGGAAGTCAGCGTGTCAGAGTCCAAGGACAGCACCTCACTCGCAGCAGAATTAGAAGCGATGTTGCTTGCTGCTAACGAGGCAACACAGTCTGTTACTAACGAGTCAACAGAGTCAGTGACTAACGATAACGAACAGTTGCACTAACGTATCTGCACTGTCGCACTAACAAGCTAACGAAGGTGAGCTAACGAATTCTGTGAGGTGAAGCATAGTATAACCGTTATACAGGGGGGCTTCTAACGTGCTGTCTAAGGGGCTGGCTTCTGCATATCGACACCCCCACCCCCCCTGACGCTGGCGTGGTACTTACTACTATATACATAGTAATACACACAAATAATCACCTATTTTTGAAACTTGCCCAAACAAAAGCTAATTAAATCAATAGCTTACCCCTTTTTTGCTCAGGAAAAGTATGTGTTTTCCCCTATAAAAAATTTTTTTCAAAATTTTCAGCAAAAAGCTTTGATTTCTTTGTCAATAGCCTTAATATGCTAGGATAAAGAAATAGCTCTCTTAGTAAGTAGCACCTTACGAATAGGCTAGTATATTTTTTTTGAGATGGGCTAGTTAATAAGTAGCCCCTTATAGAGCTAAGTAGCCCCTTATATATGCAGCTATCAAAAAAAATAAATCCCAACCTCCTTAAAAATGTTAAGAACTTGCCTGTAAAAGAACAGGAAAAGGTTCTTAACCTATTAAAAGAATTAAAAGACGCAGAAGACAAAGAGCAAGCTAGAGAAAGCTTTATGCCTTTTATCAATCGTGTATGGCCTGCCTTCATTGAAGGGCGACATCACAAGATAATGGCTGATGCCTTTGAGAGGGTTGTTAAGGGCGATCTAAAGCGTTTAATCATTAATATGCCGCCAAGGCACACTAAGTCTGAATTTGCTTCTTATCTGCTCCCTGCTTGGTTTCTGGGACAGTTTCCTGAGAAGAAGGTCATACAAACAGCACACACCGCAGAGCTATCTGTTGGTTTCGGGCGAAAGGTTCGTAACCTAGTAGATGGTGATGATTACAAAGAGATCTTCCCTGACGTAACACTAAGATCTGACTCAAAGGCTGCTGGCCGTTGGAGTACAGGTAAAGGCGGAGAATACTTCGCTATAGGTGTTGGAGGGGCTGTCACAGGTAAGGGTGCTGATCTTTTGATCATTGATGACCCTCACAGTGAGCAAGAAGGCCAAAGCTCAGATCCCGGTGTCTTTGATAAGGTTTATGATTGGTACACATCAGGGCCAAGACAGAGGCTACAGCCCGGAGGGGCTATTGTTATCGTAATGACTCGATGGCATAAAAGAGATTTGACCGGCAAAATCATTAAAACATCTGTTCAGCGAGCGGGAATGGATGAGTGGGAAGTTATAGAGTTCCCGGCAATTATGCCTTCTGGGAAGGCTTTGTGGCCTGAGTTCTGGGCTATAGAAGAATTAGAAGCTCTTCGTAGTGAGCTACCCGCCCCCAAGTGGAGCGCACAGTACCAGCAAGATCCGTCTTCTGAGGAAGGCGCACTCGTTAAAAGAGAATGGTGGAAGAAGTGGGAAAGCGAGACCCCGCCTTTATGTGATTTCATTATTCAGTCTTGGGACACTGCATTCCTAAAGACTCAACGAGCAGATTACTCTGCTTGCACAACGTGGGGAGTTTTCTATCATCCCGATGATGAAGGCACTACACAGCCCAATATTATATTACTTGACGCTCATAAAGAGCGATTAGAGTTCCCTGAACTAAAGAAATGCGCCTTAGAGCTTTATAACGAGTTCCAGCCAGATGCATGTATTGTTGAGGCAAAGGCCGCAGGGACACCTCTTATTTTCGAGTTAAGAGCAATGGGCATTCCTGTGGGGGAATACACCCCATCTAGAGGTAACGATAAGATCTCTAGGGTGAATGCTGTTTCAGACTTATTCGCATCAGGCATAGTCTGGTGTCCAGAAACCCGCTTTGCGGAGGAGGTGATCGAAGAATTTGCAGCCTTCCCTGCTGGAGAGCATGACGATCTCGTTGACTCTTCCACACAAGCACTGCTTAGATTTAGGCAGGGAGGGTTTCTTCGTTTGAACTCTGACGAAGAAGATGAGCCGTTTTACCCTAAAAGAGCAGAATACTACTAGTGGCTTTTTTGCAAAGTAACATACCCTACTTTAAATGCTGGGTAAGGAAAGAGTACACACACAACAACCAAAAGTATCATGGAGAGTTTCTTCATGCGATGGCGGTTGCTGTAACTACAATGCCATCAAGGTGTCTTAGCTTTCAGGTGATATTTACCGGGGCAGAAACCTATGATGACGATGAGATGGAGAATGTACACGGCGGTGCTATGTGGGCAAGAATGCCTATTACAGCACTTGTTGCAGACACTCCTTATGAAGAATGGCCTGAACCAATGCCTACTTGGGCGGTACAGCCTTGGGATTGCATGTCTCACCATCACTCAGTCTATAAGATAGAAAGAGCTTCTCCTGCACCTTGGATTGCCAAAGTTGATGGGGAGTTCTATCCGGCAAAGTATTACTTTACGGTAGACTATACTGATAGTGAGGTGGCAGATGACCCTGCACAGCACAAGCAGAGCCATGTCTTGGAGCTTCTTGATGCAGGCGAGTACACTGGCAATATAGTGGCATTGCCTAATAATCGAGTACGGGTAACGCATCCGGCTTGGTTTGAGACAGGAGAAGGTGCGCCGGACTTCAGACCGAACCAGAAATCATATAACTCCAAAGAAGATGTGGAGTACACTCAAGATACTGCTAGGGTGTTCAATAACTTATATAGCGAGGGTTACAATGAAGAAGACTAAAGGCTACATGGCTGGCGGTAAAGCTAGAATGAGTACCAAGATGATGGCTAATGGCGGTCTTACTGGCGCACTCAAAAAAGATATGTCTATGTCAAAGGGTATGGCTAAAGGTGGAAAAACCAAAGCTAAAGGCATGGCTAAGGGTGGCAAAACCAAAGGCATGGCTAATGGTGGTAAGACTGTTGCCAGAGGCAGCGGTGCAGCAAGAACTCAGTATTTCGGGAAGAATGGCTAAATGGCTATTGATCGCCCACTAAGCACACCGCTCCCCATCAACCAAGAGATGGGTGAAGTTGAGATTGAAATAGAAAACCCAGAGTCTGTCTCTGTTGAGACACCTGACGGCGGGATAATAATTGATTTCAACCCAGACATGGCGGATACCTTAGATTCCTCTCATGACGCTAATCTGGCAGAAGTGTTAGATCCTAAAGATCTAGATGAGATCTCCTCAGACCTTATAAGTTCTTACAAGAACGATAAGGAGAGCCGGTCAGATTGGGAGCGTTCATATATAGACGGGTTAGAACTCCTTGGTTTAAAGATGGAGGATAGGACTACCCCTTGGGATGGTGCTTGCGGTGTATCGCATCCTCTTTTGACGGAAGCAGTTATACGCTTTCAGTCTCAGGCAATACAAGAACTGTTTCCTTCAAGTGGGCCGGTAAGGACAACCATTGTTGGTGTCATTAACGAAGAAAAAGAAAAACAAGCCCACAGAGTTAAAGATTACCTAAACTACCTAGTCACAGAAAAGATGACGGAGTATAGGACTGAAACAGAAAGAATGCTTTTCTCACTACCTTTAGCGGGATCTGCGTTTAGAAAGGTTTACTTCGATCCTTCGTTGGGCAGACCTTGCAGTATGTTTGTTCCGGCAGAAGACTTTGTTGTTAGCTATGGCGCATCTGATTTGGCTACCTGCGAACGTGCTACGCATGTAATGAAGAAAAGCCCGAACGAGATAAGGAAACTACAGGTTTCTGGGTTTTACTTAGACGTTGACTTAGATAAAGCTTCCTATGACCCCGACAGGATTAAGCTAAAGTATGACGAGTTAACAGGAGACACCGGGAATTACGAAGCAGATTCTCGGCATACCCTCCTTGAGATGCAGGTTGATCTAGACCTGCCCGGATTTGAAGATGAGCGTGACGGAGAGCTAACGGGTATCAACCTCCCTTACGTCATAACAATAGATTTGTCTTCTAGGACAGTTTTATCTGTTAGAAGAAATTGGTATGAAGAAGATGATCTTAAAAACAAAAGAGAACACTTCGTTCATTATCAGTATATCCCCGGCTTAGGCTTTTATGGCTTTGGATTAATCCACATGATTGGTGGATTAGCTAAGTCTGCCACCTCTTTACTTCGTCAACTGGTAGATGCGGGTACTTTATCCAACCTTCCGGGCGGTTTGAAGGCAAGAGGGCTAAGAATTAAGGGTGATGACTCTCCAATTATGCCCGGAGAGTTCAGAGATGTTGATGTTCCGGGCGGAACTATCAAAGAAAACATCAGTTTCCTCCCATATAAAGAGCCAAGTGCTGTTTTAGCCCAATTATTAGGCAGTATTGTTGAAGAAGGGCGCAGATTCGCCTCCGCTGCTGATGTAAAAGCGGCAGATATGAACTCAGAAGCCCCAGTTGGGACTACTTTGGCGATATTAGAGCGTTCAATGAAGGTTATGAGCGCAGTTCAGGCCAGATTACACGCATCTATGCGCGTAGAGCTTAAATTAATAGCCCGTTTGGTTAGAGATTTTGGCCCAGAAGCATATCCTTACATGTCAGACAGTGAAGAGCTTGTTTCTGCTGATTTTGATGATCGAATAGACATTATCCCGGTAAGTGATCCAAATGCAGGGACAATGGCGCAAAGAATCATGCAATACCAAGCTGCATTACAGCTTTCAGCGCAAGCACCACAGATGTATAACTTACCCCTGCTTCACAGACAGATGCTGGAGGTTTTAAATATACAAGATGCAGATAAAATCGTACCTCAAGAAGATGATATCCACCCAACAGATCCGGTTTCTGAAAACATGGGGATTATTAACGGAGATCCTGTCAAAGCTTTTATCTATCAAGACCATGAAGCGCATATACAAGTACATATGTCAGCACTGCAAGACCCTAAAC